GTATGGCGTTTAATGATTTACGTGGTTTTAATGTTAACGCAATAGACAGTGAATACGTAGGTCGGACAGAACTTATTTACTTTGGTGCAAGTGATGGTTACGTTTATCGCATGGAGCAAGGTAATAGCTTTGATGGAGAGAAGATACAAGCTACGTTTGCTACTCCTTATGTACCGTTAGGTGACCCTAATGTCCGTAAAACAGTATATAAAGGAATAACATACTTAGATGTAAACGGAGAGGTAGATATTAGATACTCTCTTAAATTTGACTTTGACCAACAGAATACTGTTCAACCTAATTCATTGCTTTTTTCAAACCTCGCAGCTTCATCAATATCTTATGGTGCTGGGGTTTATGGAACATCCTCATATGGGGGTAAACAGAAAGCGATATATGAATTGCAAACAATAGGTTCAGGTTTTACAGTATCTATAGTATATGAGACCATAGGAGATACAATAGACGCTGTATTTGCTATTGACGCTGCAACCCTGCAGTATACTACTAACGCTAGGAGATAATAAATGGGAACAGGCTATACAAGAAACGACACACCGAACAATATAGCTGACGGTAACGTAATTAATGCTTCAGACCTTGATGGAGAGTTTGATGCTATACAATCTGCGTTTAACGGTTCAACTGGACACTCACATGATGGCACTACAGGTGAAGGACCACAGATAGCAACAGCAGGTCTAGCAGATAATGCAGTGACAACAGCTAAAATAACTGATGCTAATGTAACACTTGCTAAGATGGCAGCCAACTCTGTAGATAGTGACCAATATGTAGATGGGTCAATAGACACTGCTCATATAGGCAACTTACAAGTTACAACTGCTAAGATAGCAGCAGATGCTATTGATGGTACAAAGTTAGCAGACGATGCAGTTGATTCAGAACATTACACAGATGGTTCTATTGACAGAGTACACTTAGCTGCTGACATTGTAGATGGTACAAAGATTGCTGATGATTCCATAGACTCTGAACACTATGTAGATGGGTCAATTGATACGGCTCACATAGCTGACGATGCTGTCACAAGTGCAAAACTAGACACAAACATTGCTATAGCAGGTACTCTTGGTGTTACAGGAGTTTCTAGTTTTGCAGATGGTTCTAACTCTGCACCATCCCTTACATTTACTAGCGACACCAACACTGGCATCTATAGAGGTGGCACAGACATATTAAAGTTTGTAACAGCAGGAACAGATGCGATTACCATAGATGCTAGTCAAGATGTAACACTAGCAGGAAGCCTAAACTTTGCAGACAATGAGAAAGCCATATTTGGTGCAAGTGATGACTTACAGATTTATCACGATGGACCAGACAGTATTATTGCTGAGTCTGGTGCAGGAAGTTTACAGCTTAGAGGTACTAATGTTGAAATACTAAATGCACAAGGTACTGAAAAACATGCTGAATTCATTACAAATGACAAAGTAGGTCTTCGTTACAATAATTTAGAAAAATTAGCCACCACCTCAACAGGCATTGACGTAACAGGTACAGCTACTATGGATGGGCTGACTGTTGATGGTAACGCTTTAATCAGAGCAGCAACAGGGTCTGGCACATTAAACATTGTGAGTTCAGCCAACGTTTCTAACGCAGGAAATAAAATTGCGTTTTTTGGTGCAAACAGGTTTGAAGCCGACGAGGAAATGGCATTTATCCAGCCGCTTTTAGTGAGCAATAACGGAGGTTCTGGGAATGTCCAATCAGGTCATCTTACTTTTGGAACATCTGGCTCAGAAGCTTGCCGCATAGACAGCGATGGCAATGTTGGTATTGGGATAAGTAATCCTAGTGTACCTTTAGATGTAAATGGAATAACAAGAACCACTAATGCGTATTCTTTAAGTTATGCTGGTGTTCCCGGTTCTACTTCCGCATTTGGTGCAGGAACTATCTCTGCTGATGCAAACTGGGGAATGTATTTCAAAGCAACGACTGGGTCAGCTATAGCAGATTTTGCATGGGTTGCTGGTGCGGGTACAGAACGTATGCGTATAGACAGCAGTGGAGACATCAGCTTCTACGAAGACACAGGCACAACACCAAAGCTATTTTGGGATGCTAGTGAAGAAGCTTTGGGTATTGGTACGAGTTCGCCTAGCAAAACATTAGACGTTGATGGGCAGTTGCGTATTCGCAATGGTGGTGCAACAGGTTACGGACTTCTTGAGTATGGTGCGTCTGCAACAGCCACAAACAACTGGCACGTTGGCTCTGAGGGTAGTGGCAGTTTCCGATTTTATAATGGTAATTTTGGTGCAGGCTCAGAACGTATGCGTATAACATCAGATGGCAATGTTGGTATTGGTGTCACTCCCTTTGCAAACAATATTGGCAAGGGCTTAGACATTGCTAGTGGTGCTGGTATGTTTGGTTCTTCAAACAGTAATTACTTAACTGGAAATCTTTATTACAGTAGCGGTTGGAAATACAAAGCAAGTGGCAGTGGTTCTCTGTTACTTCTAGATGGGAATGGTGATATTAAGTTCAATAACGCAACTAGCGGAACTGCTGATGGTACTGCTACTCTAACAGAACGTATACGTATATTAAGCACAGGTGGAATAACTTTTAACGGAGATACAGCTACTGCTAATGCTTTGGATGACTATGAAGAGGGAACTTTTACTCCTACTCTTACTTTTGGTGGAGGGAGTGTTGGAATTACATACCTCAATCAAACTGGAAAATACACAAAAATCGGCAACACAGTATCAATTAGTATAGCAATTATTTTGAGTAACAAAGGGTCATCTACAGGAACTGCGTTAATAACAAGCTTGCCTTTTGCTGTTACGCAAGAACCTGCGTATTCTGTGTATGTTCAATCTGTATCTTTTGCGGATATGCTTGTTTTAAATAGCGATGCGGGAACAAATATTAACCTCAGAGAAGTTTCAAATGCAGGAACAACCACACTTCTAAACGACACTAATTTTGCAAATGATTCTATGGTTAGAGTTTCCGGAACATATATTCTAACCTAATAAAGAAATACCATTAATGGATTTAATGGTGGATAAAAGGAGAAAATAAAATGTTAACAGAAGAAACAATACAAGACAAAATAGAGATAGTCGGTGACTACAAAATAGTTCAAGTAAGAACTGCCACAGTCATCAAGAGAGATGGCACAGAGATAAGTCGTAGCTTTCATAGGCATACAGTAGCACCTAATATAAGTGCAGATGACTTAGCCAATGAGAGTGCAGAAGTACAAGCAATATGCAATGCAGTACATACAGAAGCAATCAAGACAGCATATGCAACACATTTAGCAGAGCAGGAGGTTTAAATGGCAGTAACTTGGACAATCGCAAATATGGAAAGAGACTTAGTGCAGGGAGATAACACAGATATTGTGACTATCTTGCACTGGAGAGCATCTGATGAAGACGCAGATGGTAACACAGGGTCAGCTTATGGCACAGTCGGTGTAACACTTGTAGGTACACCAACACCATATGCAGATATCACAGAATCACAAGCTATTGGATGGGCAAAGGATGCACTTGGTGCAGAGCAAGTGACATCAATAGAAGCAGGAATAGCTAGTCAGATAAGTGCAAAAGCAAATCCAACAACAGCAAATGGAGTAAATTGGTAATGACTGAACAAAAAACAAACGTAATCACTATTGATGGTAAAGAGTATAATCAAGAGGATTTATCTCAAGACCAAAACTATTTTATCAATCAGATAAAAGACTTACAGGTTAAAGCTGCAAACTTAAAGTTTCAACTTGACCAAATAACTGTAGCACAAAATGCTTTTACTAATTCGTTAATACAGTCCGTGAAGGGTAGCGAGGAAAATGATGAAACCAAAGCTAGTGCAGCAGATGAAGATGCAGCCTGAGTTGAAGGTACAAATGGAATTGGATGCACACGAGAAAGAGTGTGCCATCCGATACCAAACAGTCAACGACAAGCTAGAAACCCTAGACAAAAGAATGTGGCGAATAGAAGCTATGTCTATGGTGGGTACGCTTGGTGTGGTAGCTTTGGTGGTTGCGATTGTGATGAAGTAGGTGTATGTCAACATATTTATTTGGTCAATTGAGTGACCCAAATGTAAAAGTACTACATCCTCTTTTTGATAAGTTTATAGACCAAAATGCTAACATAGAATGGAATATAACAGAGGATATATTATATATAGAAGGCAAGCCTGTAACAGATTTAACTGCTATCTATATGAGAAACAATGTATTTGAAGAGAGTACATATAAAAAATATACAAACTTTCATATACTAAGTAATTATATACAGTGTCACAAAGTAACTACATATAATAAAGATTATCGTTATCAAGAAGTAAGAAAGTTAAACAATTTAATTATAGCTAAACAGTTAGGTTTAAAAATACCTTACACAGAAGTAACAGAGAAAAGTGCTAAAGATAATACAATAATTAAACCTGTAACAGGTGGACAACATACACTAGAAGGTAATGAAGCTGTTTATCCTTGTATAATACAACAAAAGATAACAGGTAAAAATAAAAGATTATATGTTGTCAACGATAAACATTTTGCTTTTGAAGTAGTAACAGATAAACTAGATTACCGAGATGACCCTGAGAGTAAGGTTGTCGTAACAGAAATAGATGATGTTACTATAGAAAAAGTAAAGCATTTAATGAACAGATTAAACTTAAACTTTGGTGCTAGTGATTTTATGGAAGATGAAGAAGGACTGTGGTATTTAGAAACAAATACAGGTCCTATGTTTGTAGCTTTTGATATAGAAGTGCAAGGCAAATTAGCTGAAGCAATAAGATACGAACTTAACAATATATAGGTAAAATAATATGGCAATGTTTAAAGGCTTTAAGCCACAAGGATTACAAAAGATAGCTAACCGTATGGGTTATACAGGTAGCTTAGAAGGCTTTGACAGTTACTTACAACAGAACCCTGACAAACAAAACATGATGAATATGTACAATCAACGTGCTATGCAAATGGCACAGGGTGGTGCTGTACGTAAGATGCAGGTAGGTGGTACACTTAATGATAAACAATTTCAAAGTGCTGTTCCTACACTAAACCCTGAAGCTACATTACAAAGGCTACCAGAAGCACCACGTCAAGAAACTGATAGAGCATATGGAATTAAACCTACTGGACCCGGATTAACTAGAGCTATGGGTGAAGATGGTATTGGACCTCAACCTAATGTTGGTAAGTTGCCAATGGGTAAAATTCAACAATTAGACCCAAAAATAGCTAAACAGATGAGAAGAGAAGCAGAAGATTTTAATGCAGGTCTTCCACCACTTGGTGGTCAACCTATGCTTGCCAAGACTCAAGCTGTAGGTGAAGACGATGGAGGTATGGGCGGTAGACCTTTAAGCAGCCTTATGACGCAAGCTGTTGGAGAAGATGGTAATATGGCTGATGCCATAGCTAGACCTATAGGTGCAACTAGAGCTATGGGCGAAGATGGCACTGGTCCTAGACCTTTAATAGCCAATCGCCCTGTATCAACAACTAGAGCAGTTGGAGAAGATACAGGTATGCTTCCGTTTGACCCAAACAATCCTCCAATAGCAACAACTATGGCATATGGTGAAGAAGACCCTAACTTTGACCCAAACAATCCTTTTCAGCCTATATTTGACAGACCACCACCTATGCAACCACCTGAGCTACCACCTATTGCAAAAACTATGGCTGCAGGTGAAGATGATGGTTTTCCTACACAACCTCAACCTTTACCACAGCAGTATATACCTACAACACAACCATATCAACCACCTGAAGACCCTTATGCTGACTACAGAAAAAATGTAGAAGTTTTTCCTGAGACAGGCACATTTAAAAATCCCGCTATTCAAACTTCTTTTGATGAGATGTCTAAAGAATTAGAAAAAGAATTAGCACCTACTCCTAAGCCAGAGGATTTGAAAAAAAGGTCAGATTCAATATTAAAATATGTGCAAAACATATATAGTGGTCCTCTGTATAGAGAAGATGGCAAGACTTTTACTGAAGAGTTTAAAAAATATGCACAAGATTCTGGTATAACTGTTGATGGCTCACTTTTAAATGTACAAAAAGACAGCCCTATTGCTACCATACCAGGCTATTTACCTGCACAACCTAAGAGCAAAAGAGATATAACAGACATAACTGCAGAACGTCTCCAAGACCCTTCATTACCTCCTAGTGCAGTGGTTAAAGGAGAAGGTGTACAGCAAGACCCTAGTCAAATGATAGGAACTGATGTCGGTCAGGTTGAAGGTTCTGTTGCAGTTCCTACTGCTATGGCTACTACAACTATGGCAGAAGTACCTACACAAACAGACACTGCTACTATGACTGCAGCGGATAGTGCTACTGCTGTGAACACAGCTTTAAATGCTACACAAGCAGCTCAAGTAGACCCCAATGACCCAAGAGCTAAGATTACTGCAGCACAACAAACAACATCAAGTGTTGGTAATTTAGATGCTGCTCAAGGTAATGCTACACTGTTAGAGAACCCTGTACAACGGGAGATACAGGATGGTGAATTAATATCAGGTGTAGCAGATGCAGAGAAAGCTTCAAAATTCACTGAGCAAATACAGGCAGCTACTGCTACTCCTTCAGCAAAAGCTACTGTACAAGGGCAACTAGCTGAACTTACTGCAGACTTTGATGCTAACAATCCCCCTGCATGGGCAGCTGGAACTCTTCGTGCTATCCAAGGTAAACTAGCAGCTAGAGGTTTGGGTGCATCTTCAATTGCAGGTCAAGCACTTATACAAGGTGCATTAGAATCTGCCCTTCCTATAGCACAAGCTGATGCACAGACACAGGCACAGTTTGAATCACAGAACTTATCTAATAGACAACAAAGAGCTATGCTTGCTGCACAACAACGTGCTGCTTTCATAGGTCAAGAGTTTGACCAAGCCTTTCAAGCAAGAGTTCAAAATGCTTCTAGAATAGCTGATGTAGCTAATCAAAACTTTACTGCTGAACAACAGATAGCACTAGAGAATAGTCGTGTTGCTAACACTATGAATTTACAGAACTTGAGTAATAATCAGGCGTTGGTTATGGCTGAAGCTTCTGCTCTCGCTAACTTAGATACAGCTAATTTAAATAATAGACAGCAAGCAGCAGTTCAAAATGCACAGTCATTCTTACAAAGAGACATGGCTAACTTAAGTAATCGTCAGCAGACAGAATTATTTAAGGCACAGCAAAGAGTGCAATCACTATTCACTGACCAAGCTGCGGAGAATGCTGCTAGACAATTTAATGCATCAAGTCAAAATCAAACTGACCAATTCTTTGCTAATCTAGCAACTCAAACAGCACAGTTTAATGCGACTCAAGCTAATGCTCAATCCCAATATAATGCAGGTCAAAGAAATGTGTTAGAAAGATTTAATGCTGAACTTAACAATCAGCGTGATACTTTCAATGCACAGAATCAATTGGTTATAGCTCAAAATAATGCACAATGGCGAAGACAAATTGCTACAATAAATACAGCTACAGTAAATCGTGTCAATGAAATAAATGCTACTAATTTATTGCAGACATCTAATCAAGCTTACAATAACTTGTGGAACTATTATGGGGATACAATGGAATGGGCATGGACATCTGCTGAGAATGAACTAAATAGATATGCTGACATGTCTATTGCTAACTTAAATGCTGACACTCAAGCTGATGTTGCGAGACGAGGAGCATCAACAGCTGCAGGTAATGCTATTGGTAGCTTGATAGGTACATTAGGAAGTGCTTATATCATGTCTAGTTTTGGTGGTTTTTGTTGGGTAGCACGAGAAGTCTATGGTAAAGCAGACCCACGTTGGTATGTATTCCGTATGTGGCTAAACTACAAAGCACCTAAATGGTTTGTTAAATTATATAAAAATTATGGTGAAGACTATGCTAAGTTCATCAAGAATAAACCTGTGCTTAAATGGGTTACTAAAAAACTAATGGACTTAGTAGTTGAAAAGAAAAGGATGGTGTCATATGGCTAGTCTTGGAAATAATCCTGCACAGACTTTATACAGAAATCTTCAAGTTGAAAAAGGTGAGGATACAGATGTAAAAGCTACTCGTGGTTTATTAGCACGTGGTCAAGCAAATAAGGTTAGGAAAGAAATGGATGTAGAGCAACCTTCTATTAGGGTTGCTAAACATGTATCTATTATACGTAGAAAAAGAGAAGAAGTAAATGGCAGAGCTTAATGAAATTGTACTAGATGCTCCTATAGCAGGGCAACATATGACATCAGAGTTAGGTGGTAGACCTTGGCAACAAGCACCTCAATATACTACTGTTGATGAAGCTATTGAATATTACTTAGATAGAATGGCATCTGAAGATTTTGCTGACCAACTAGTAGATGTGTTGGAGATGGATGTACCTGTCACAACTCTTGCTAATACAATTCAGATGGCAGGTGTTATGGATGGTAAACACAGTATCGATGTAGGCATGTTAGTGATGCCATTACTTATGGAAATGATTATGCTTGTTGGTGATATGGCAGGTATTAAGTATGATAGTGGTATGGAGAATCCTAATAAAGGTAAAACAAGAGATACATTATTAGAAAGTGTACGAAGCAAATTACAAACTGAATTAGATGCAAAAGAAGGTATGTTGTTCACTGAAGATGAAATTAAAGAAGAAGATGATATAGAGATGGATGATACTAGTGATATATCAATGGAAGATGAAGAAATGAAAGAGCCTAAAGGCTTAATGGTGAGGAGAACACAATGAGTTTTGCTACAGGTTTTATAACAGGTCTAGCTAAAAGTGTAGATGAACAACTTAAAACAGATATGAAACGTACTCAAGATAGAATTGATGGTATGGCACAATATCGTGTTACTCGTAGACGAGCAGAGTTAGAAAGACAAGACAAAGACAAAGAAGAGTTAAGAGAAAGTGTTTTAAAATTAGCAAGTTTAGTTGGTGGCGATACAACTAAAGCTATACAAATGTATAAAGCTGTAGGAAATAATATATCGGATGCTAATAAATTTTATGATGTAGCCCTTAAAAGTCAAAGAACTTTAGGTGATGATTTTGATATATATAAAGGTGTAGAATTTGCTAGTGTGAACGCACCTGAAAATATTAAACCCGCTGATTATTTAAATAATTTTATAGACGGTTCTGTTAGACAACTTAAACCTTTACCAGCATTAGATAGTGATGTTTCTTCTGGTTTATATGGTGCTTTATTTAAACCAAAGATAGGTGAACAAGTAATGAGACAAACAGATGCCATTGCTCCTATACCTAAATCTGAATATAAAGATACTTCTTTTATACCTCCAGCAAAAGTAAATTTCAATGAGTTTCTAGATTATAAGAAATATCAAAAGGATAATCAAATAGCATCTAAAAGTAGCTTTGAAGCTCAATATAATGAGTATGATACCGCAGCCTTTTATGAGAAAGACCCTGAAAAGAAAAAGCTATTAGAGAAAAAGCGTGATGATTTTTATAAGAAATATGAAAGAGGTAAGGAGCTAAATAAAAGTTCTACAGGAAAAACTACTTCACTGTTTAGTAAGGAAAGTATTACTAGTGTAATACAAAAAGCAAATATAGCTGCGATAGATGGTGCAGGATATACAGAGGGTGTAGGTGAAAACTTAAAGGTATTATTAAATGGTAATGAAGGTCCTGTCTTTGAAGCTAAAATGAATGCACTGAAAGGTTTAAGAAAAAGATTTGAAACTACTGACCCTAAAGATGAACCTATATTGTTTAGTGCATTAAAAGCAGAAGAGGATGCACAAAAATTTCAAAGAAATGCTTACATACAAAAGCAAGAGAATAATTATATTGCTAATACTAAGGATGAGGATGCAGGTATCTATGAAAAGTATCAGACTCAAGATACAACAAAACAATTGTTTACAAATTTACCTCAAGCAGCTTCGGTGGAAGCACAATTTAAACAAGAGTTAAAGGCAATAAAGCAAACTGCTAAGAATGAGGGGTACACTCCTGGCAAAGTCATAGAGTATGTAGCTCCTAATGGAAGACTGCTTAAACTAATATGGACAGGAAACAGTTTAATACAATGATGATTGATGATGATTCCGACCTTGCTACTATAAGTATGGGTGGTGATGAGGATGTAATAAAACCAATAACAACAACCCTAAACAATACTTTAGAAGAGAAAAAAGATGACTCTGATATTGAAAGTATTAGTATGTCTTCTAACATTCAAGAAGATGATGATGTTATTGAAACTGATTTATCTAATGCTACTATACAAAAACAAAACACTGAATTAGTTACAAAAGAAACTACCTTCCAAGACACTTTGTATAATCAATACAGCAAAGAATATCCTGAACTATTTAAAAACGGTAAACTAGAAGATGTAGAAGGTGCTTTAGAAAAAGGCATTATATCTGAATATAGTTACGTGCCTGTAGGAGATGATGAGCCTACTGTTCAGCCACATTCAAGCACTGTATTTGAAGATGACAGGGGATTACCTGTCTCCTATATATACAACAAACCTGACGAAGCAGAAGTATATCAAAAAGAAAGTTTAGCTGAACAGATGGAGTCTAGTTTCAGAACGGTTAATCTATGGAATGAACCTGAAGCAGAACCTATTAAGGCTGAAGATTTACCTGATGCATACGGACAATATAAAAATGCTCAAGGTAAAATAGTAGAAGTTCCTTTTGTGGGTGGACAAGTTTTACAGGGAGTGGATACATCTGGTTTAACTGAGGTTAAAGATAGTTCAGGTAAGCACATAGTTAAAAACAGCTTAATGAAGCAAATGGCTGATATACCTGTTATAGGTCCTAGCTTATTAAATGGTTTAATGGAAGTAGCAGAAGGTATAGAGTACGTTCCAGCAGCATTTAAAGACGTAGTAGAGCAAGCAGGTAATGCTTTATATAAAAATAAAACAGTATGGAATGCAATGAATGCTTCACTAAAAACTGCAGCGAATAGAAGCTTTACAAATCCTAAAGATATGGCAGAGCAATTAGCTGATGGTGCAGGTGCTTTCTTAGAATACTTAGGTAGTCAAGGTGTAGCTTCTAAAGTTGCAGGTATGGGTGACGATTTAACTAGAGCTTCAGGTTTGTATAGAAGAGAATTAAAAGGTACAGATAAAGAAATAAAGGATACCTTAAAAAGTTTTAAAGATTATAAACAAGCAGTTAAACAAGTAGATAAAAAAGAGAAGGATGCTGATTGGTTAGCTAAAAGATTAGAACGAGCTATTAATATAGAACGCATCAAGTATGCTACTGATGTAGAAATGAAGGAGAAAGTAGATGCCGCTAAGAAAGTTGCTGATGAAAATAAAAGTATACGTACAGAACTTATTAATATGTTTGAAGAAACTACTAAAAAGACTGTATCAAAAACTGATGAAGCTGGTAATAAAGTCTTAGATTACGATGGTGCTCGTAAGGCAGGGTTAGAGTTAATGGAAGAAGTAGCTGACCCCTACCTAGCACAGAAGATAGCACCACGTATTGATGAATTAACTCACCCTATATTAAAACCTGAAAAACTTGATGGCTTAGTGGCTATAACTAAAGAGTTTCAGCAGAAATATCCTGAAGCTTTTAATAATAAGAAAACTATTATTGACAACTTGTTTGATTTAACAGTTGCTAAGGACTTAAAGTTAGGTGAAAGTTTAGCAGGTTCAGCAGGGGATGAACTACTTACTACATTAAATAAATATGGACTCTCCTTTGAGGAGTATATCTTAACAGTTGTAGGTTCAGGTTCTCAAGCTGCTAAAGTTATGAACAAGCTATCTCAAATAAGAAGAGCAAGACCTTTAAGTGAAAAGGAATTGTTGGCACAAAAGGCACTTGAAGCTGCGGATAGTAGTATATATAATTATGCCCTAAGAGTGGAGAATATAAGAAGAGGAGGTCTTGTATCTCAATTAGCTACAGCATCACGTAACTTATTCTCAGGTACAATACGTGCTCCTTTAGAATCATTGGCAAATGTTGCAGACACTGCTATGTATAACATAAGCAGGGAAGGTTATGGTCCTGGTCTTAAAACTTTAGTCAAGTCACGAACCTATAAAGATGCATTCGCTAATTTAAAATATATTTATAATGACCCTAAAGCTACCAAAGAATTAACTGATTTTATTTTAGACAGACCTGAGTTAGCAAAGCAATATGACTTAATGCTTAATAACTTAAACGAAATACAGAAGGTTCAAGGCAGAGGGTCAGGTACTGCTATTGATAAACTTATAAGTAAAGGTGAGGATGTTGTATCTTTCTTAAACACACCTAACAGATGGCAGGAATACTTGATACGTAGAGGTTCTTATCTAGGTGAGTTACAAAGATTAGTAAAGAATGAATATAAAATTGACTTACTAGAAACTTTAAATGCAGGTAAGCTTAAAGATTTATTAAATGATTCAGGAACTGTTGTACCTAAAGGTGCTCGTTCTTTCCAAGAAATATCTGCTGATGCAGTAAAAAGGGCACTAGATGTCACATATGCAAAGCAACCTGACTTTAAACCTTTCAAAAGAGTAAGTGAACTTCTTACTCGTAGTATTTTAGGTACTATAGTAATGCCTTTCCCTCGTTTCATGTTTAACAGCATGGAGTTAATGGGTCAGTATATGGCAGGAAGTTCTATTCCTTTAACAAGAAAACTTATGAGTATAGTTAAGCCATCTTTACGAGGTGCTTTAACTGAGAAGGATAGACAACGTATATCTAGAAACATAGTAGGCATAGCTGCTATAGGTGGATTTTATCAAGGATATAAAATGTTGTCAGAAACAGGAGAGTCTCCAACTGATTATAAACAATTACCTGTAGGCGATGGAACGACACTTGATTTAACACCTCTGTACCCATTAAGACCTTATGCTTATATAGGTAAGGCTATGGAAAAATTGCAGGAAGGTACACTTGGTGAATGGTATGACCCCAAAGAATTTGCTGAGACTTTCATAGGTACTAATATACGTACAGGTGTAGCCGCAGGTTTACTTGATGACATGGTAGAAGCTGTTACTGGTGGTCAAGATTTATCCACCTTTGCTAGAAGTGGTAAGGTAGGTGGAAGACTCTTGGGTAACTACTTGCAGACATGGGCAGTTCCTTTTGCTCAATTACTAGAAGCACAAAGAGTGACAGGTCAAAGAGGTACTACATATAAAGACTTAGCACCTGAACCTTCATTAGACCCTTATACTAACTTTATTAATGAGATTAAAAGACCTTTTGATGCACGTGGGTTTACTGACCCTACAGGTGAAAAGGAAGAAGAAGCACCTAAACGTGAGTTCTTGTTTCAACGTGAAAAGAAAAGAGTTCAACCTGCATATCGTGTAATATATGGATTAAACTTGACAACCCAAGATGAAGAGTATGGAGAATACTTAAAAGACTTAGGTTATACAGAATTTAATCTAGGTAGTAATTCAGAATCACCAAAAGTTAGAAGGTTTGAGAACGATATACTTCGTGAGTTTTTACCTGCAGTAGTTGATGTTGCTCAGTCAATGGAAAAATATTATGAAAGAGAGTATAGGAAACAAAAGGTAGGTTTTAAAGACACAATAAGCAAAGATAAATATATGCTCAATAGATTAAAGCCTATACTAGATACACAGTTTAGTTCTATAAAGCAAAAGATAAAAGATGGTAAGGTAGGAACAGGTGGTCCTTATGTCAAGGCTATGATGGACTATAAGAGACTGACGAAATCAAATAGAAAATGGGCAACGGTAGAGTTCTTAAAGAATAAGGGAGAACCTGCAGATGTCTCTAGTACAAAAGATTTAACTGAACTAGTTGCAATAGGCAAGGGCTACAGTAAAGTACTAAATAAAGCTTTAGGTTCTCGCAGGTAAGTTACCTATTATCACCTGAACCTGATAATGTTCCACGTTCCTTTCTGCTGTGTAACTTCTTCAAGTTCTCTTTCATAATCTCATTCAATGGAACACCTACTTCTTTAGCCATCATAGCACAGTACCAAAGTACGTCACCTATCTCTGATGCTATGGCAATCTTCTTTAACTCATAGCCTTCCATATCCTCACCATCACGTATAAGTTTCTTTACCTTACCTGCTACTTCTCCTGCTTCACTAGTTAACCCTAGAGCTAAATACTCTAGGGCTTGGTTCTTGGGGAAGATAGCTGTCTGTGATGCTTTCATTTCATAAAACTCAGCAGTCATAACTTCTGCTATGACTAACTTATCTTGCATGTACTTCCTCGCTTCTTCTTCTAGCTTCATCTTGCTTGACCCTTTCTAATCGTTGGAAGTAAGAGAGATTAAAGCCTCTCTCCCACTCTCTTGCTTGCATAGTATTGGGGTGAAATGGATTGCTTATCTTACCCCTCTTAAAGTCTGATATACCTCTAGTGAATTGTATCTTTAAAGGTGCGTCATACTTACTTAGATTTGGATTTCTCTTTCTCTTGTTTACTCTCAATTGCATTCTCATTACTCCTTTCAAAGTATTTTACTAGTACATTAATTCTTCCGTCAAGATGTTCTAGTGCAGACATCTCTTTCTCAATAGTATCTATCACAGTTGCACGGTCTCTTGCACCAACAGGGTTGGTTAGCATAACCTCTACGTTAGCTATATGAGCATTCATCTGCCCTATCATTTTTGTTTTGATTGCATTTAGTATCATGTCTCTCATGTTGTCACTTCTCCTTCCTTGAATGCTTTAATTACATCAGATGAAAATAATTTCTGTAGATTAAGTAGATACATTCTAGATGCATTATTATCGCCACCTGAGACAGACCTTTTATAATCTAGGTTCTTTATTATTTTCTTTAAACTCTCTGTGTTAAACACTAACGTACAGAAAGTATCTTCTCCTACACACAAATTATGAAACCAATAGTCAGATTCAGTTGCATCTATACCACTAGGTTTACCATAAGATTCGTACTCAATAGCAATGTTACCTGTACGTTGCCACATATCTCTTTCACTTTTAACTTCTATCTTTTTATCTTGTAACATGTCAGCTACAAGCTGTTCTCTTACTTGACCATACTCTAGGTCAATGTCAAACTTCTTTCTGTTCTCTTTACTTGGTGCTAGGTTCTCCATTAGTGTCTCCTTTTCTTTTTGATTTAGGTTTAAGATGTAAAAATTCTCTAATGTGTAGCTTCCTACCTTTAAAGAACACGATTAAGTTTATAGTTGTGTTGATGGAAATGGCGATAAGTAACCACCATTGCCACCATAATAACTGTGCTGATTCTAACATTAATTAGATGTCAAGTCAACTACTTCACAAGCATCTGCTGTGCAAGCTAGTTCTCTGCCACCTGATGTAGTGTCTTCCTTCTCATAGTCTGCTAACTTTGACCAATCAATAGACTCAGGCATTTCATTTAACAATGCATAATACTTTGCTTCATCTATGTCTTGATATGGTGCTTGAGCATACGTGTGGTCACTGAAAGGTAAGAAGGATATACCTGATACTTCATCGAAGTTCTTGTACACCCATGCTCCTACATCCATCCACTCATCTTCTTTGACAGACACAGTAACAGAAGGCTTGTGCTCACACCAATGTCTTTGGAACATGAGCCAATACTCTAGCTGTTCAATAGCTGACATCTGTGTTCTAGTGACTGCACCATCAGGTGACTTCATTGGAAAGCTGAACACAGTAGTGCTATCAGGTTTTGAAAAACAAGGTTCGTTTGGTATGCCACTATCTTTCATAAACTGTGTGATTGGGTCTTTGTTATCACCACGTACAGTTCTGATGTAGTAGTCATTATGTCTAGCATGAATACCTGAAGCACTGTCAACTAATTGACTAACTGTACCACTAGGTTTTACACAAGTGATTGCAGTTGACTGTGGTATACCTAAGTCTTTAGCCATCTTCTTATTAGTTTCTATTGCAACGTCTCTTAATATAGTAAGAACTTCCTCTGACCATATCTTATTATCTAATATACCTGTTAGGGAAACTCCTAATAGTCTCTCTTCTTCTGTATTATCTTTCCATATCTTACGTAAATACTTAAAGCTAGTAAGAGTAGACTGTAATGTACCTAATATAGTAGCCATACGTACCTTCTCAGTCAGAGTTTGTAAATCATCTGTAGCTCTACACACTACCTCAGTAAGATTACAGAACTGATATGGTCTTAGTATGATTTCACTACAAGGATTACATCCAAACTCATGGTCAATCTCTCGTCTACCATTCTCAGATGCTTTAACTTTAGCTGCCTGTCTATTAAAGATACCACGTTCACCTGACTTAGATTCATATAATGATGTCCACTCTCGCATGAATGTACCCATCTCAGGTTTATTTTTATAAGCTACAGAGTTATTAGCTAATGCTCTTTGACCTTCTCTCTTTATATTTTTATCAGGTTCATCCCACCACTCTCCTGATTTAGCATGTCTTAATTGGTCATCACCTAAGTTAGACAAAGATATAAGTGCAGACCTACGTACTCCACCTACAACCACAACTTCTCCAATCTTACACATCAAGTCGTGACATTCAATAGGATACAATCTTCTACCTTTAGCACCCTTGAACTTCTGTATACAGAACTGAAATAGTTCAACTAAAGGTGCAGGTCCTGATGCTCTACCACCAAATGTTTTTAGTCTAGCACCTGCAGGTCTTACCTGTGACACATCCCATTTAGGTACTTGCCCTACATATAACATAGCAATAAGTTCTCTCAATGCTTTTGCCCAACCGGGTCTGCTGTCACCGACAGTTATAGTAGTAGTGCTGTCCTCAAAGTGTTCATTAACTATAGGTAACTTGTCTACATTTTCCCGTTCAACAGAGAAACCTACACCTGTGCCACACATAAGTATGTACATACATTCATCAAATGAACGTGGACTATCTACAGGTATGTAGCTACAATTATAACCACCCACATGGCAACGGTCTAAGGCAGGTCCTGCAGTCATTAATGCTCTCATGCTAGGCATAACACCTAAACTCATTATCTGCTCTGTAAGCTTCTCTTTTAGGGCTTTAGTGATAGTGTACGAATGGTTCTTCTTAAGGTGGTCAGACATGTAATCAAAATATCTGTCTACAGTCTCACCCCAATTCTCTCTTCTTTGTTCGTCATCCTTCCACCTAGCATAGCGAGAGAGTGCTATGAAGTTTTGGTAGTCTGTTGGTAAATAGTTTTGTATCATGTTCATTACTCCGTTATTGTTTTTATGTTCTTAATCTTAATTCCTTCTACATCATAGAAGTATTCTTGTATGCCTTCTTCTATTTCTATTCCTACATTTTCATCAGCAGGTACAGGGTACTCTTCAGGGTCTACCTCTAGTGTAAGAAATACTTTAACTCTTATCATCATAGACCTCAATAAGTTTATTCAGATACCACTGTGCTTTCCTTAAGTCTTCTACACCATTCTTATATCTAAATCTCCATAGGTACTTAACTATGTTACCTTGTAAGTAATAATCAAACCCATCCACTAACATAGCTTCTAAGGCATCGATGGTTTCAATACCTGCTTTGTTATAATGGATAGGACTATTAACCATGTCCTGTTTTGTGTGTTCTACTTCTTTAAGTTTTCTTGCCATATATTCTGTATACCTTTCCATTATGCGTTGCCTTCAGTGTCTGAATTAATAGTTATGTGTATAACATTATCTTTGACACCCACTATGTTAGCTTTTGGTTTGTTCTTTTCTTTTATCATATCGTGGTATTCTTTGTCAACAACATTTTCAATAAAATCATTTATGTCATCTCGAAGTTCGTTGTCGTCTTCTGTCAAAGGAACTATGGCACACATCATCTTACACAAATGTAATACTTGATAATAGTCTTCATCGTTCATCTTATTATCAGGGTCTGTTATTATACCTATATCGACAGCACCATTCCATTCATGCTTTTTATTGAGCATAGGTCTTACTCGTATAATAAAATCTTTTCGTAGAAGTCTTGCTCTTATCCTTCGTTTCTTTCTAGGTGTCTTATCCATAATCTATCTCCTTTTTATCTTTGTACCCTTAAACTTTATGAAGGTAGGGTGCTTATTCTTACCCTTCTCTTTTAACCATTCTTCAGGAATAATCCTGTCATAGTATCTAAAGCCATGTTTCATACACCACTGTGCATATGTTGACTTCGCACCCTTGCTTAGTTTACTTCTACTGTTTGTGAATACAAATCGTATGTCTAGATTAGGATGTTGTTTCTGTATACATAAATGTTTCTTTCTGTCTGATGCTAAGAACCTTCCCTTAGTTTCTATTATTATACCATTGTTTAATATAAAGTCAGGGGTATAGGTGCGATAAGTTAAGTCTTCCCACTCTATCTTAATGGATTCATAAGCATACTTGTACTTATGTTCCTTCAAGTATAAGGAGAGGGCATGTTCTAACCCACTCCTATACCCATATTTTATAGCTTCTCTTCTAATGCTATGAGGCGGCATTAAAAGTTTCGCCAAGATATAAATGGATTGCTATATGAATATGTATTAGAATAACCTAAGTTCTTTAGTTCTTCTTTTACTGCTTCATCTGCTGCTTTTCTAGCTTCAATAGCATCACGCAAACCTGCTGTACGCATTTCACGATATGCTTTTTTAGCTTCCGCTAATTGCTTTTCCATCTCATCTATTTCAGATTTAAGTTCTTCAACTGACTTGCTCATTATTATTATACTCCTTTCCTAATTCAACATAAGACACAACTTTAGGGAACTGTGCCTTAGACATTACTGAAGGTAAGTCCTTCAAGTTTTCCCAACAAGAATACTTGTAGCTACAGAAACTGCAACTTGTTCCAAGTATCTTATTACCTGTAGGCTTACCCCTAAATGTTTCCTCTACAGGTTCAAAGCATCGTTCAAACTTATTCTCTTGTACAGTTTTAACTGTTGCTTCAATCTTCTGCATTTCTTTTTCAACATCAGCATTTTGTGCTGACACATATTTAAATGCACCATTAGCTTTATTGATTACCCACCAACCACCAATCTTTTTCTTGGAAGCTTTTGCATAACCAATTAGCTGACTAACATAACCAAAGGGGTCACCATCACTTAATGTTTCAAAGGACTCAAACTTATTATCGTATGACCATGCAGATGCAGACTTAACATCATCAACTGCACCATCTATAACTAAGTCATACGTGCCTGATACCTTCGTGTCTCCTACATCTAGTGATACAGTCTCAGGTTCTTCATACTTGACACCTGCACTTTTAAGTATACCCTTGAAGACTGCTTCAACTATATCTCCTAACATCATGTTCATCATAAAGTTATTTGGTTTAGCTGAAGCAACTTCAGGTTTATTCTTTTCAAACCACAATTGACAAGTAGGTCTACCTAAGTTAGACATACGTAAAGTAAAGTCACCCCTTTTATTATCCCCACCAAACTGCTTTCGCAGGGCATCCATAACGTCATTGCCTACCTGTTGAATTACTTCTTCAGACATAGCAGACTTACCATTTACAGCATCAGTCATATATTGATGCACTGCGAGTTCAGCGGGATGGTTCATTATGCTACGTCTTCTGAATCAATGTCTACAAAGTCTTCGACTGTATCCATATCATCTTCTCTTATATCCTTGTTTGCATTTTCACTCCAAGCATTTAATATATACTCATTGTAATTCTGCACCCAAGTTACGAAGTCACCGAATCTCTTCTGCTCTTCGTCAGTTAACTCTAACACAGATGTAACATCAAGGGATGTGACAGGTAAGTAGAAGCTATTACCATTAGGTAACTTTCTCTCTTCTGTATTAGCTGTAACTGTATGTTGTACAGGTAATCTTTTCATCTTGGCTAGTTGACTAAAGATAGCACCAACAGTTTTGAATGCATCTTTATTCTCTACTTCCCAAATGAAAGGTAGTGTGCCTACCTCTACAGGATTACCTGCATTATCAGTTGGATTAATTAAGTCTATTGTACCAAAGACTGCACGTACTCTTTTAATCTGTCTGATTAAATCCTGCATCTTCTCAGGTAAAGCTTTAAAATCTTTAATCCAACCTGAAGGTTTACCACAGTTAAACCCACCATCGTTATCCTTTAAATCTATATTGAGATTGTCTCCCATGATAGTCTTAATGTAGCGATTAGGTTTATCTCCTACACCCATGACGAATCTTTTGTACATGAATCTTTGTAGGTATGGTCTTATCTTAGCTGAAGTAGCAAAGTAAGTATCCCCATCAGGTATCTCAAGTTTGTAAGTACCAC